CCAAGCAGTAATGCTTCTACTTTAAATATTGAGCCACCACTAAGAAGTAATTTAGCTAATGATGAAGCAGTTACTTATGATAATGTACCTTTTACAGTTAGATTATCTAATGATGTTCAACAATTTAAAACTAGCGTTGCAGATCAATTTACATTTGAGTTAGATTTTATTGAGGCTCTATAATGGCAAGAGGATTATCAAGTAACCTCAAAACAGAATTTGCTAATCAATCTGTTAAACCAATCATATTACTGACAATAGGATTTGCGACTCCTGTTAGATTAACCAATCATTATAAAGATATTGCAAGTGGTGGTAATACATTTACTTCAAGTGGTCATTTATTAAATATATCAAGTAAGTCTGAAAGTTCAGAAATCAATGTAGCAAACTTTCAAATATCATTATCAGCTGTTGATAATACTTATGTGGCAGCAGTATTAAATAATAATGTTTCTAATGATGAAGTTACTATTGATGTAGGTTTATTAAATGGATCAGATGCTTTAATAGATACATTTAATTTTGATAAAGGTTTTATAGAAAGTTTTAGTATTAATACACAAAAAGGTACTTTAAGTCTTTCTTGTACTTCTCATTTCTCTGACTTTAGTCGTATTGCAGGTAGACAAACAAATAACGGAAGCCAACAGAAATTCTTCAGTACAGACAAAGGTATGGAATTTGCAGCATTAACTGTAAGTGACATATTGTGGGGAAGGAAATGATTGATGAGGTTGTTCCTTATTATAAATTATTTGATAAATACAAAGATGAAGAAGATATAAATATCATTCATCATTTATTACCAAGCTACGAAAACAACCAATATCAAATACTAAAAGACAAAGATAAAATTATAGGTTTTATTAATTGGGCATATTTAAATAATAATGTACAAAATAAGTTCATGGAAAACGCTATCATTAGTAGATTTGAATGGAATTGTGGTAAAAATATATGGATAATTAATTACCTTAGTTTTGAAACAAAACTATTTTCTAAATGGCTCAAACATCAAGCTATTAAGCATTTTGGATTAAATCAAAAATTACATTGGCTAAGAGTTAAAGAAAACGATATAAAGGCAAAAAGTTTTATAACAAAGGAGTATTGGCATGGGTGATATAGTAGATTCAATTACCAAAGTATTTACCAAGTTTATATCTTGGTTTATTCCTACACCTGAAATACCTGATTTTGGTAATTCAGCAGCCAATCAAGCAGCACAAGGTGTATTACTTAATAAACAATCTAATAATTCAAATATCCCCGTTATTTATGGAACACGATTAGTAGGTGGTACAAGAGTATTTTTAGAAACATCAGGAACAGATAATCAATACCTTTATGGAGTTTTAGTATTAGCTGAAGGTGAAATCAATGCAATCACAAGTATAAAGTTTGATGATGATGCAGTTACATTTAGTGGCTCTATTGCTGATGGCTCAACCATAACTTCTAATGACTCTAGGTTTGGAACTAATATACAAGTTCAACCTTTCTTTGGTACTGATGGACAGTCAGCAGCATCATTACTCACAGGACTTAGTAGTTGGGGTAGTACTCATAAACTATCAGGTATTGCTTATATTGCTTTTAGATTAACATGGGATCAAGATAAATTTAGTGGTATACCAACTATACAGGCAGTCGTACAAGGTAAAAAAGTAGTTGCTTACAATTCAAGTTCACAAGCACAAACAGCAGCTTTTTCTACAAATCCTGCATGGTGTTTATTAGATTACTTAACTAATACAAGATATGGAAAAGGTATTCCAATAGCTGATATTGATATTCCTAGTTTTTATACAGCAAGTACAATAGCAACAACGCAAATAGAGCCTTATAGTGGTGGGTCAAATATTAATCTTTTTGATTGCAACGCAGTCTTAGATACATCTAAAAAAATTCTTGATAATGTTAAAATTTTAGTAAAAGGCATGAGAGGTTTTTTACCTTATACGCAAGGGCAATATAAATTAATTATTGAAACTACAGGAAGTGCAGCAATCACATTAACTACTGATACAATTATTGGTGGTTTAAAAGTACAATCACAAAGAAAAAATGAAAACTTTAATAGAGTTTCAGCATCATTTGTTAATCCAAGTGCTAATTATCAAGCTGATACTATAGTATTTCCTGAAGCAGATAGTGACCACCAAACATTAAAAACTGCTGATGGTGGTTTTTTACAAGAAGGTACTATTGATTTACCAACAATCACAAGTCCATATCAAGCATTAGAGTTTGCAGAAATAGTTTTAAATAGATCAAGAAATAACTTAGCAGTTGATTTAACAGCTAATTATGAAGCATTAGATTTAGCTATAGGTGATATTGTAAATGTTACTCATGCTATAACAGGGTTTAGTGCAAAACCATTTAGAGTTAATGGTATATCTTTAAATTCTAATTTTACAGTCGGTTTATCTTTAACAGAACATCAAGATAGTTGGTACTCATACACAGCTAAATCGGAAGTGGCAGATGTACCTAATACTAATTTTCCTAATCCTTTTGTAGTTACAGCACCTGCAAGTTTAACTCTAACAGATACTTTAGTTGAATATAATGATGGTACTGTCATTGTTGCTTTAGATATAACAGTTGGTGCAAGTGCTGACCAATTTGTTGATTATTATCAAGTTGAATATAAATTAAGCACAGACTCAGAGCATATTATTTATGCACAAGGGTCAGGATTAACACATAGAGTTCTCAATGTTATTGACCAAAAAATTTATGATGTGAGAGTAAAAGCTGTAAATACATTAGGTGTTTCATCAAGTTATACTTCAGCACAAAGAACAATCGTAGGTGCTATTGAGCCACCTTCTGATGTAGAAGATTTTTCTTGTAATATTGTTGGACAGGAAGCACATTTAAGTTGGACACAAATACCTGATTTAGATTTAGCATATTATAATTTAAGATTTAGTGAAGAAGTTGACGGAACTGCTGATTGGCAAAATTCAGTATCTTTAGTTGAAAAAGTATCAAGACCTGCAACATCTATAACTGTTCCTGCTAGACAGGGAACATATCTTTTAAAAGCAGTTGATAAATTAGGTAACTTTAGTTCTAACGCAACAGCAATTATTTCTAATGTTATAAGTGTTACAGCATTCAATAATATTACAACACAAGCAGAACACCCATTATTTGCAGGAACATTAACTAATACTGTGGTTGCTGATAATACACTAAGATTAGACTCATCAGAATTATTTGATAGTGGTAGTGGTAATTTTGATAGTGAAACAACTAGATTTTTTGATTCAGGAGTTGCTAATGCTGATTTTTTTGCATCAGGAGATTATTTATTTTCAGATGTTATTGATATTGGTGCAAAACATACAGTAAGACTTACAGCAACTTTAAAACAAACATCAGATAATCCTGATGATTTATTTGATAATAGAACAGGACTTTTTGATGTCGCTTCTTCTAACTTTGATGGTGATACACCTGCAAACTCAAACGCACATTTAGAGATTGCAACATCAGATGATAATTCTACTTTTACAGCTTTTCAAAACTTTGTGATAGGTGATTATACTGCTAGATATTTTAAATTTAAAGTAGTCTTAATTTCAAGAGATTTAGCATCTACGCCTGTTGTGCAAGAAGTATCTATTAAGATTGATATGCAAGATAGAATATTTAGTGATAATGATATCACGTCAGGAGCAGGAACAAAAACTGTTACATTTACTAATCCTTTCAAAACAACAAATTATGCTATAGGAATTACAGCACAAGGAATGGCTACAGGAGACTTTTTTTTACTTGAAAGTAAAACCATTAATGGGTTTAATGTAACATTCAAAAACGCAAGTAACACAGCAGTATCAAAAACATTTGATTATATTGCAAAAGGGTTTTAAAAGAGGTATAAGAATTTATGAGTCAACATGATTACGACATAGCAAACCAATCATTTCCAAGTTTCAGGACAGATTTAAACAACGCATTAGGTGCAATAAATTCATCTAATTCAGGCAGTTCAAGACCTAGTGGTGCAGTAGCAGGTACAATATGGCTAGACACATCAGGTGGTGCAACTGCTCATATTCTAAAATTCTATGATGGTGGTGCTGATATTAATTTAGCCACAATTAATACTACTGCTAACACAGTAGATTTTACAGACAGTTCAGTTACATTTGATATAGTTAATGATACGTCACCTCAACTTGGTGGTAATTTAGATGTTAATGGTAATTCTTTTATATCTACCTCAAATGGCAATATTACATTTACACCTAACGGAACAGGTAAAATAGTTTTTAATGATGCAGCATATAACCCTGAAGCAACATTAACTGACGCAAGTACAATAGCATGGGATTGTCAAGCATCACCTGTAGCAAAAGTAACTCTAGGTGCTAGTAGAACATTAGGTGCAGGAACAAATGCAGTTGCAGGTCAATTTGTTTCTTTATTAGTTATTCAAGATGGTACAGGATCAAGAACTCTAAGTTTTAATGCTGTGTATGAATTTACAGGAGATGTTGCACCAACATTAACAACGACAGCAGCCAAAGGTGATTTGTTTGTATTCAGATATAATGGTGCTAAATTTTTAGAAGTAGGCAGGAATTTAAACCTGACTTTATCATAGGAGTATAAATGTTTGCAGTAGTAACAGATGGTACGATTACAAGTTTCCCAAAAGGAAACAAAGGTATTACAATTAATGATATTCAATATCCAAAAGCTATTTATAGTTTATGGACAGAAGCAGAAAGAAATGCGATTGGTGTTTATACTGTAGAAATAAACGAAACAAATAGAAAAGATGAAACATTCTATATTAATACAGATATCACTTATGCCTTTGGAAGTGGTAAAGTAACAGGAACTTATGGAACAGCAACAGCTAAAGCTATAGCAGATGCAAATGCAGTAGATGAAAATGGAGATGACTTAGACCCTGTTATAGTTATTAAAGGTTTAAAAACTCAGTACAAAGAAAAATTCAACGCACAAGCATCAGGACTTTTAGCATCAACAGATTGGTATGTTGTTAAAGCCACAGAGGTATCAGACTATACTGTACCAAGTGCAATCACAACTTATAGAGCAGCAGTAAGAACTAAAGTTAATGCTATGGAAACAGCTATAGATGGTTGTGCAAATGTTGCAGCATTAATTACTTTATTAGAATATACAACAGATAGTGATGGAGTTACATCAAGACCTCTAGGTGAGTTTCCTGACGAGGTAGTATAATGGTTAATATCTTAGGTGCTAATTCAGTTAGTGGTGGATATGAAATAGATAATTCTCTTAGATTTAATGATGGAGATAGTGCAGAACTAACAAGAACACCAAGTGGTGAAGGTAATAAACAAATTCATACCATCTCTATGTGGATTAAAAGATGCACGATAGGAACTAATCAAGCATTATTTTCAGCAGGACCAAACGATAGTAATGTTTACTCAATTAGATTTTTAGATGACTCTTTATACATTAGTCAAAGTAGTGGATTTGTAAAAGATACGAGTAGATTATTCCGTGACCCAAGTGCTTGGTATCATATAGTTATTGCAATAGACACAACAGACGGAACACAAAATAATAGAATTAAAGTTTATATTAATGGTGTATTAGAAACTAGCTTTGCAGAAAATACATTTGCAGGTGGTCAAAATTTAACCACACACGTAAATGATGATGTTATTCACGCAGTAGGTTATGATACTCTAAACAACTCAGTTCCTTTTGATGGTTATATTTCTGAATTTCATTTAATAGATGGCACACAAAAAGCAGCATCAGATTTTGGTGAGACTGATGATAATGGTGTATGGATACCTAAAGCCTATGACGGAAGCTATGGCACAAACGGAGTTTATTTAGAATTTAAACAAACAGGTACAGGTACAGACGCAAGTGGTATGGGTGCTGATACATCAGGTAATGATAATCATTTTGCACCTGTTAATCTTGCAGCAACAGATGTAACTACAGACACACCTACTAATAATTTTGCTACATTAAATCCTTTACACACAGAAGGCACAACTTTTGCAGAAGGTAATACAGATGTTTTAATGAGTAGAAGTGGTGCTTGGAATGTTGCTATGGGTACAATGGCAATTCCTAATTCAGGTAAATGGTATATGGAAATAAAAATTACTGCTATAAATGCTTCTGCTCATAATGTTATTGGATTTCTTGATGCAGAATATCCTTTTATGGGTAGTAATGATACAGCAACAGGATTTACAGGGGGTGGCACTTCATGGCTTAGTCTTGTTTATTTCCATGCTGCAAACGATAATGCTTATGTAAATAGTGCTGATGGTTCAGCTTATCAATTTGAAAATAATACTACTTTTAATGGAAGCGTTAATGACATTTATAGTATGGCTTTTGATAGAGACAATAATAAAGTTTGGTTCGGTTTAAATGGTGTTTATGCAAAAGCAAATGGAACAACAGGTGCAAATCCATCAACAGGTGCAGATGCAACAATAACAGATGTGAGTAGTTCTGTAACTTATATGCCACAAGGTGCAAGTGGTTCATCAAGTGCTAGACAACAATGGAATTTTGGAAATGCTCCTCATGCAATATCAAGTGGTAACGCAGACGCAAATGGTTATGGCAACTTTGAGTATGCTGTACCATCAGGATTTTATTCTTTATGTACTAAAAATTTAGCGGAGTTTGGATAATGGCTTATACAGATATAGACGACCCATCAGAATATTTTACAACTACCTTATGGACAGGTGATGGTACTTCTTCAGGTAGATCAATAACTAATGATGCTAATGCAGGAGATTTTAAACCTGATTGGTTATGGATAAAACCAAGAACAGGAACAAATGCAGCTCATCATCAATTATATGATAGTTCAAGAGGTGTATCAAAGTCATTAAGGTCTAATGCTGATGCTGCTGAAATAGCAAGTTCAGCTTATGGTCATGTTTCAGCTTATGATACTAATGGGTTTACAAGTATTGCAGGAAGTAATAACAACGAAAATCTAAATGAAAATTCTTCAACCTTTGTATCATGGCAATGGAAGGCAAATGGTGGAACTACATCATCTAATACAGATGGCTCTATAACTTCTACAGTACAAGCAAATACAACAGCAGGATTTAGTATTGTGACTTATACAGGTACAGGAAGTAATGCTACAATTGGTCATGGTTTAGGTGCAGTTCCTGATATGGTTATTGTGAAGAACAGAACAGCAAGTGATAATTGGGGAGTACAACTTGCAAATGCTTTAGGCAATACCAATGCTTTGAGATTAAATAATACAGATGCTT